TCACATTCGATATGTTCCACGAGATTAAGAAGGGCTACAAGTTGGATAGTTACAAATTGGACAATGTATCCAAATTGTATCTTGGGGACCAAAAGATTGATATGGCACCCAAGGAGATGTTTGCGCGTTATCGCGAAGGTGACCCTGTAAAGTTGAGAGATGTTGCGGAGTATTGTATCAAGGATACCATTCTCCCCCACAAACTTATGAAGAAGTTATGCACCTTGTTGAACTTGATTGAGATGGCTAAAGCCACGTGGGTCCCTGTACCGTTCCTCGTGGAGAGAGGTCAACAAATCAAGGTATTCTCACAACTTACAAAGAAGGCTCGAGAATTGGGATTTATGGTTCCCACGATTCGGTACGGTGCACTCCCAGAGGAACCTTATGAGGGTGCGACAGTCCTGGAGGCCCAAAAGGGTGCGTACTATACCCCAATTACAGCCCTTGATTTTGAAGCGTTGTACCCGTCGATTATGATGGCGCACAATCTATGTTATTCAAGTTATGTGATGGATGAGAAAAAGTATGGTAATATCCCTGGTATTAACTATGAGACATTTACGATTGGTGACCGGACGTACAAGTTTGCCCAAGATGTCCCGAGTCTGCTCCCTAATATTCTTATGGAGCTCAAACAGTTCCGTAAACAAGCGAAGCGGGATATGGCGAACGCCACAGGTTTTATGAAGGAGGTGTACAATGGTAAACAATTGGCGTACAAGATTTCTATGAACTCTGTGTATGGTTTCACGGGTGCGGGTAAGGGTATTCTCCCCTGTGTACCAATCGCATCAACGACGACGTCAAAGGGTCGCTCAATGATTGAGGAGACAAAGAACTACGTTGAAAAGAACTTCCCTGGGGCCAAGGTAAGGTATGGTGACACGGATTCAGTGATGGTTGAGTTTGACGTGGGTGATCGTAAAGGTGAGGAGGCGATTGAATACAGTTGGAAGGTTGGGGAGCGGGCGGCAGCGGAATGTAGTGCTCTCTTCAAGAAGCCTAATAATCTTGAGTTGGAGAAGGTGTATTGGCCCTACTTTTTGTATTCCAAAAAGCGCTACGCCGCCAAACTATGGACCCAAGGTAAAGATGGTAAGATGCACATGGATTATATTGACGTGAAGGGTCTCCAAATTGTTCGTCGTGATAATACACCCCATATGCGCGAGGTGTGTAAGGAACTTCTCGATGTAGTGCTCACGTCAAGTGACCCCGGGCCACCCAAGGAGTTGGCCAAGGAGCGCGCCATCGAACTTTTGTCTGGGGATATCCCCAACGACAAGCTTGTATTGAGCCAAGGTCTCTCTGATTCGTACAAAGTTGGGGGTAAAAATGTATCCATCACAAGTTCCGAGGCTGTACATATTAATCAATCACACGTGCAAGTAGTCACGAAGATGCGACAACGTAAGCCTGGTTCTGAGCCACAATCTGGAGACCGTGTTCCCTATATTCTCACAAAGACTGCAGACCCCAAAGCCAAGGCGTACGAGAAAGCCGAAGACCCCAAATATGTTGAAGAACATAACATCCCGGTGGACTATCATTATTATTTCCTCAACAAGTTTTTGAACCCCGTGTGTGACCTTCTGGACCCACTGTACGAGAATGTGAAGGAGGAAATCTTCGGTGATATCATCAACCAACACAAACCCCCAAAACCCCAACGAGAACCCGCACTCAGTTCGATGAAGAAGGACGACCTCATCGCAGAGTGTAAGCGTCTTGGACTCGAGGAGACTGGGACATTGGTGGCTCTCAGAGGTCGTATCAAAGAAGCAAGAGTTACAAAGAATGAATCCGTGGATGACCTATTTAAAAAATACGAGCTAGAAGATAGTAAGGAATGAGTCTCTATGATAAAATTACAGACCTGGTCGACGAGGAATTGGAGTATAGGGTAAATGCTATCATCAATGAATACGCCGAAATAATTTCAAAAAAACATTGCATCGCCCTCGATTTATTACTCCGAGACATACCAAAAGTGCACACGGGTTCAGTGTGTAAAGGTACAAAATCGAATGGACAGCGCTGTACATTTAGAGGTGTTCACGAAGGGTACTGTAGACATCACATAGGACAGCGAGACCGTTTGAAGCAGAGAACTATGTCGTGTTCGAGTATTCACAATCACGGTCCGGAGCAGATGTTTGTAAGAGGGTGTCCGGGGTGTGAATCCCCAAACGAGCTTATAGATTTTGATACTATTATATAATAATGAGCAAAAACGATATTCTACTATCATCCATCAACCAATTTTACGACAATGCGAAGAATAGAACTACACTACTGACTATACTCGACAAATCTAGTGGTATATCACTCCGAAATCTGGAATGGTTTATCACAAACTACGCAAAAAAGAACCACACATCCTACCAAACTGGTGATGGTAAATTGTTTACCGTACACTGTGCCTACAAGTCAAGTCTTGACGGGTACAGTAAAAAGTTGTTTGACCCATTCTGTCGGTCACAAAAGTTCGCCTATGTCGTACCTGGGACATCAGATGAAATCCAAACAACGTTGGCGCAATTAAATTTCATCAAATGGTGCATTAAGAATAAGATTATTGATTATATCAGTAGTAATCGCGAGTGTTTATTTAATAAGCAATCGACATAAACCCCTTATCAAATACAAACGTTTGATACCCAGTGTAGTACATATTTAATGAGTATGTATTTGAACTCGTATCAACTTCGGTCTGGTCTAGCGTCACTTCTATGTTTGTTTTTTCAGATTGTATTTGACTAAAATCCAAGTTCCCCGATGGTTCCACATTTACCGGATTCATCGAGAAACTGTACGTGTATATATTCCGGAAAGGTCTCGCCAGTCTGTTGTGTAATGGGACGAGATACTTGTAGTAGTTGTGCGTTGTTTGTGTTACATTGGGCATTTTAGTTCCATTAATATAGAAACTCGCACTTTCCATAATTGGGTCAAAGAATGTTTGAATTTCGTCAAAGCTCACATTCGATGAAAAGTTAAATCGATTTTGAACATAGAAGAGTTCCTCGTCATTCTCACCAACTTCTTTGATTGTATCTTCATCCTCAAACTTGGTATTACGAAGAAACCAGTGTATACACTTCACTGGAATGTTTGGGACCAGGTTGTTTCGTATCGTGTACTTATTTGGTTCACTTATGATACTTGGATGTCTTCGTACCAAGTCTGTGATGAATGTTTGCCTCTCATTCGCAAAGAACTTTCGTTCTTCTGGGGAGACTGTTATTTCCTCTGTGATTATGTTGAATGATGGAAGTTCAAGGGCATCCGTTGTATCCGTAAAGAATGACTGTTTGTGAAACTCAAATTCAAACGTAATCTTTTGACGGTACACCCCACACACTGGGAAGTATGGTCTATTTGGTTTATTTGAGATGTACTCGTCACTCGCATACTTTCTAGAAAAAAAGAAGTGGATTGGAATCACTAGGTCCGATGAATATCGTGCGACATCATCATTTAGAGTTGAATCATCATATCCCAAATTTCTATTTACAAGAAATCTATTAGCTACCTTTTCAGACATTTCTAGATACAGTTCATCATAGATAATCCCCCAGTCGTCGTGAATTTTCTCAACCTCAATGTCGTCCACAAACATCGTCACGCTCTTGAGGATGTGTCGACCCAATTGGTCAGCGTAATTACCAACACTTATACCCGGCATAGTTATGCTCACATACATATTACTGAGAAGGTCACCCATATTCGTTGGGTTGAATTGTACCTTTATGGTTTGACCAAATGGCCAGTTCTGTATCGTCCCGGGATTTACAACATTCTTACTTCTGTGATACTTTCTAAACTCTGAATGTCTTTTATCCAACGTATAATTAAAGAAGGATTCTTCTGGATCTTTGGAAAGCAAATACGTATCTTGCTTCCCAATAGCTTTGAGCGATATTTTCGCAGCTTCACCCATACTTATCTATTGCCTACATATTTTTAATATCAGTTTTCCACATATCAATGTGACTTGTCTTTTTCATCTGTTCCAATTCAGCTCTCGCCTGCTTTGCTTCATCAATGAGAGCCTTCACACTCTCTTCGGTATACTGCACCGTCTTGATATTGAGGAGGTAGTCATAGGTTCCACCAATTTGGGGGAAGATTGCAGACAATTGTCGCTCCAAATCCTGCTTTTTGCGTCTGAAGACCACAATATCTCCCTCAATAACCATAGTCACAAACTTTGATTTGTAGCCACACATAGTGGCGCGTGTCTCAAGAACCTTGATGAGGTGCGCCTTTCTCTTCACGTAGTGGTCAAGGCGAAGTTCCACAAAGTCTTTGAGAATCTCCTCGGGGCTTGAGTACTTGTAGATACCCTTGACTGGGTGAAAGAGGTGCATATTTGAGACGTGGAACGTCTTCCGCAATTTCAGATCCTTGAGCAGATCCTTTCCAGTGTATCCTGAGATTTCAAAGTGAACATCCTCCGTGGTACTGTTGTTTGTGAAACCACCAATCAACTTCTTTTCAACGAGACCATCCAAGTATTCCTTGTAATCTTGCGTCCAACGACCCGGTGGAAGTTCTGTGACGACAATATTTGTACCCGACCACTTCCACACACCCTCCATCATCCAAGTATCGTCCTCCTTGTGTACCACACCCTTGAACCCCTTGA